CAGGGTACTTATTCTGTAAATCTTTGATGATAAGTTTTAAGGTATATTCTGACCATTCTTCTAATTTAGGTCCAGAATAATTCTTGAGTGGAACTCCTCGTAATCCTTCACCATTTGTAAATTGTTCTGTCAACAATTCTGTTGACTGTTTAATAACTTCGAGTGTCATGTTGAAAGTCCCTAATGGGGTTTGAAATTTGACTCTCTTAATATAGTATATTTTATTGTGATATGGGGTAAATAGTGGACTGTTTGCCTACTGTCATATCATTTCTTAAAGACACCTAATTTAACTAAAATAAACATAGTTACTGCTGTCCAAATTATAATATAAGATAAATTCATTATGTTGCTAATTGCAATTTTTTAATGATTTCTGATAATCTATCCATGACATCATGGTATGCCTCGACAGATAAAATTTGATCTTTTTTTGCTTTAACTTCAAGATCTTGAATATATGATAAGAAAGCATCCTTTAATAATTGCTTTTCGTTATCATCTAATAAAATACATTCTGGTAACTGGATGTTCATCTCCGTAATGATGGTAAATATTCTAATACATGTTGTCTAACTGCCATAAGTTCATTAAAGCATTTCTGATTGTGAGCACAACCACGAAGATGGTGGTCTGCTTTATGTACACTTTCTATGTACAAATCTAATCCCCGATTCCATTTAGCATCAGGAGATTCATCTTCGTGAATTGTATTTTGATCTTTCATTTATGCTTGTGTTGTGTATTCAATTTCCACTCCATCTAAGGATCCATCATCATATTCAACATCATCATATTCTTCTTCGTAAAAAGACTCTGGGAATAATCCTGGAGTTATATGTGATATATCCTGACCAGGAATTTTAGACTTAGTTTTTAACCCCATAGTTCCTCCTCGGTAAATGTTTGATACTTTCTGATATTTTCCTTAGGATGATATTTCATATCTTTGATATTTTTATCATCTCTGAACTCGGAACGATTAGTTCCTCGTTGACGTTTATCTCTTAGTGATTTGCCTGGAGAAGAATATCCTCGCTCGGCACCACCTCGTCTAAATGTCTTGCCCATGTTTTTGGAAAAATGTACAACAAATGAACTGTATTTTATATAGGTTATACGTCAGTCTGACGATATATTGTGTCAGTAGTGTTTGCTACCCTTTTAAGAAGTTCTTCAGATTTAACTACATTGACCCCTTCTTCCTCGATTTCGGTAATTGTACTTTTTGAAACTGTTAGTTCATCAAAACAAAAACCACTACCTTGCAAGAAGTCACCAATATACTCCACAGCATGATCTAAATATACTGCGTCAAACGATTTGGTTGTAGTTACACCATCTTCGTCAATAGATTGTAAATAAAAACTTGGCATTATCTTGCTCAATTACATCCATGAGTATAGCATGTTTATTGACAGTTGTCTATACTATGTGCCAGTAAGTACATTGACCTTTTTTTACCGAAATCGGTAATTGTACATTTTTAAATAGCGTAATTGAAATTTAATACCATCCTAAAACTAGCATCAGTACAAGTAGTACCAGTATGTCTCATAGATGTAGGAAAAGTAACGAATCTATTTGCTTCTGACGTTACTATTGTACCATCTTCAAACTTAGTATAACCATCACATGTATTCATATAAAGAATAGATGTTCTGAAGTATGGTCTATGATCTGTTATATCTACATGATATCCGTGCTCTATTATATTCTCTGTTTTAAAAATTATATTACCTTTAACTTTATGCAAACTTGTCATACCAGATGCAATTATCCTAGCAAATACTGGATCTAATGCCTGTAAGAATGATGATGTAGGTACATTATTATCATAAAAGCGATGTACTATTTGCGTATTCCAATCAGGAGCAAGAGTATCATCGCTATTTACTATTGTACTTAAGAACCAAGGGAACTCATCTTTCAATAGTGTAGTTTTTAATTGTTCAAAATCTGAGGGATCTAAGTAATCCTCAATCACATCAATTTTCATAATAAAATAATATTATTTTAACTAGGTTTCGTTGGCCAGGTAACATTTTCTAATCTACCTGTTGTTTGATTTATTCTAGCATCAGGTGAATTTGCTGGCAAGTCTCTTAATGCTTGTCTATATGTTTTCCACTCATCAGACATAGTATAATCAGAATTTGCCATCCAATCACATTGAGCAAGAAGTTTATTTCTTCTACCTCTTATCTTCATCTTTGGCCATTCGGAATCAATTAGTGCGTTTAATTGTGCTGTTTGAGATTCAGTTAATGTTGGTTGTAAAACTGCATTAGCATTAATATCAACAACAAAGTCCTTGATACCCATCTTCATTAAACAGTCACCAATCGGTTTAACTATTACTCCATCTGTTTTATCTGCCATAATTTCCTCCTTAGTGCTTACCTAAACGGAATATACCAACGTTAAGGAATCCTCGTTGTCCTCCTCCGTCGTTGTCACCTTCACCCCAATAAGAATTGCATCTCACCTCTATATTTTCTGAAGATGTACTGGTCTTATTCCAATACCAGCAGTGAGAACCTGCAATACGATATGTTTGAATACCACCTTCTTGTCCTCTCATTTGAGAACCTAACTGCGATCCACCAACATAACATCTAACTGCCCAAGCGTCCCAGTCATTATTGGGATAGTTACCACTTTGGTCAGATGGAGAATAACCTGCATGAATAATATATGCACCAGGTTCACTTGTACTTACACTTGCAGGAGTTTGTGTGTTATTACCACTCGAACTTGTGTCAAGATCATTATTGTATAACTGAGAGGAGTTCTCTCTAGGTCCAATTAGTGCCATTATCAGGAAACCTCCGTAAGATTAAACTTATACTTTTTACCATTTCTCCTATTTATCAAGAAGAGATCCGATTCACCCTCTTGGATGGTGTAGGAACCCCAAGTCCCATCCACATCATTACCACCAGTAATTTTTTCATTAGATAAGTCTAAGTCACTTGTATAGATGTTATTCCATCTATTAGATGTTGATCCTAAATCTATAGTTCCAACAGTAGGAGATAAATTATCTGCTGCTAACGTGACTGTGTTACCACCAGAGTGTACTAAAGCGTCAGCACTTAATCCTGCATAAGTCCCTCCACCTGGGGATAGTAAACTACCCGTAAGAGTAAAGTTCCCCGTACATGCAGTATTACCTCCCAAAGTAGGTCCAGTAGTACCACCTTTATCTTTTATAGTATCGACATTAAGTGTTGACATTTTCTACTACGTTTTTAAATATTTATAAGTTAATGAACCCAAAGAGTCCAAGAGTTTGTGTACCTATACTCTCTGTAAGCATCAGTAGTTCCCCAAATTATATAAGGGTCATCTCCTGTTTCAGAACCAAAAGAACCAGAAAGAATAGTTTGAGAGTGTGATTGGTTTCCACTTGTCAAGTTACCTGGATCTATGATTAACATACTATCACCAAAACCACCACTTGAATTACCATCCCATATAACTGCCCAGTATCCAGATCCATTATTCTCATAAGGGTTATTGTTTATGATACCACTATAGTTTTGGTTAAATGAACCAAAGTCAGCACTATCATTACCACCAGATACATATTGAGCAGTATAATGTACCCTAGTTAATTTAGGTAACATGATCCTAATAGTTGATAGTGAGTTACCACCATTATGACTTTGATTTCTACCTATTCTATGAGTACCAGAACTAATAGTAGAGTTAGAAGTAGAGTCAACAGAGTTATTATTAAATGCTGGTATTATACTAGATGGTGAACCATAGACTGTGTAATCTATTGTTGCGTTGTTAGCACCAAATACACCATTATCAAATTTTGCCCATCCACTATTGCCACTACTATATCTATCACTAGCATCAAAATCCATTTCATAGGCATTATTACCAATAGTCAACCATATCTTATCTCCAGTTAATCCGTCTGCTGCTGCCTGTCTAGCAGAAGTTGCTGGATTATCTTGAGTAGAACCTGCTATTGCTGGTGCTGAAGTTCCATCATCCACAAAAGCATACCTAAGAATTACCAGACCTGAACCTCCAGATCCACCTGTCTGATTATCTTCTCCACCTCCACCACCTCCAGTATTAGGGAGACCATTTCCAGGATCTAGGTTAGGACTTTGACGACCACCTATACCACCTCCACCAACACCACCATTACCAACTGTTGCATTACTTTCTACACCACCTCCACCTCCACCAGCGAGGTATCTTTGACCACCACTTGACTGTCCAATATTAGTATCTTGGAATGGGTTAGGTAAACCATCACCACCTTTACCTGCTTGGTTTTGGTTAGGTGCATTTTCTCCTGCTTCACCTGCACCACCTCCTCCACCTTGAGGATAGTTACTACCACCTAATCCTGTTCCACCTGCATATCCCTGACAATTTGTACCTGAACCTGGATTGTTGCCACCTGATCCTGTTGAACCTGATCCAGATCCACCTGATTTTCCATTACTAGCACTCCATCCAGGAGCACCACCTCCACCTTCAGAAATTATATTATTAAAACTTGAGTCTCCTCCATCACTACCATATCCACCAGAACTACTACCACCATTTCCACCAGCACCTACTACTACAGGATAAGTTCCTGGTGTAACAATCATGGCAGGTTCGGCACTACATCCTCCTCCAGATGGTGATCCAGATTTATTAGTTCGGAAACCGCCAGCACCTCCACCAGCACCAACGTCTCCTCCTCCACCTCCACCGCCACCACCGACGATTACATATTCAATATTAACACCTTCTGCTGGACTTATAAATGTAAAATCTGTACTACCAGTATCTTTAAATATATGATACTTATATCCATTTGCAAGAAGAGTCTGACCTCCTTGTGCATTTGGATTGACTACGGTTTCTCCTTCAATCTCAGCAGATTCTACTAATGCTATCCATGCAGTTCCATCATATCCTTCTAACACCTCTACATTTTTTCCACCATAAAAATTAGTGTTAATTCTTACCATTCCAGCAACAGGAGTTCCTGGTCTCTGAGCAGAATTACCCTTAGGAAATATTATTTGTGCTTGAGATCCAGCAGTATTATCTATAGATAGTGTTCCTGAAATATTTAAATGAGCATTACTAGGCATACGGATTCTATATTCCGCTTCCCTTGCTGCATTTAATTCGTTAACGACTAATGTACTCATTTTAATTAAAAATTAGTGTAACCATAATGTCCACTCGTTAGTATATCTATACTCACGATAAGCATCAGTAGTACCCCAGATAGCAAATGGTGGACTACCTACTGATCCTCTTTGACTACCAAATGATAATACACCAGTATTTTGAGAGTGAGAGTTATTACCACTTGTTAAATTACCTGGGTCAGTAATAAGCATATTATTACTAAAGTTACCACTTGTATTACCATCCCATATTACCATCCAATAACCAGATCCATTATTCTCATAAGGACTATTATTTACAATACCATTAAAGTTTTGGTTAAATGAACCAAAGTCAGCAGCATCAGCACCACCAGATACATAACTAGCAGAATATTGAACTTTAGTTAGTTGAGGTAATTGAACCCTGATAGTTGAAAGAGAGTTACCACCTGCGTGTGATTGTTCTCTACCAATCCTATGTCTACCAGCAGCAATAGTAGAATTACTTGTACTACTAGTACTACTGACATTCCATGCAGGAATAATTGTGCTCGGACTACCATATTCTGTATGACTTATGGTACTATTATTATCACCAAAGAAAACTCTATCATACTTAATCCAACCACTATCTCCTGTACCAAATCTATCACTAGCATCATATTCAAAGGCATATGCTGTAGAACCAATATTAATCCATGCTGTACCAGATGGTAGACCTGCTGCTGCTGCCTCTTTTGCTGAATTAGCAGGATTTCCTTGATCTGATCCTATTGGAGCACTACCAAATTCTTTCCACTCACTATTAGTATCATCCCATGCTTCAAACTTACTTTCTGTAGTATTAAACCTAAAATATCCTGCTTGAGGACTTCCTGGACGTTGAGCAGTTGTTCCTGTTGGTAATTGTAATGCACCAGTATGGTCACATTCTATAGCACCAGACACTTTTAATGTATGACCAGCAGATATAGTAACCTGCTCTAGTGTTGATGCGATTCCTGTTATATGTGATGTAGTTATTTGACTCATATTAATGTACCCAAATTGTCCAAGAGTTTGTATAACGATACTCCCGATAAGCATCGGTAGTTCCCCAAATTACCCAAGGATCTGTAGTAGTTTGAGAATTAAACCCAACAGGTCCAATAGTTTGAGAGTGTGCCTGGTTTCCACTTGTTAAGTTACCTGGATCAATAATAGTCATATCACTATTCCAACTATTATTATTACCAGACCATATTACTGCCCAGTATCCAGATCCATTATTCTCATAAGGGTTATTACCAATAATTCCATTAAAGTTTTGAGTGAAACTACCAAAGTCAGCACTATCATTACCACCAGATACATATTGAGCAGTATAATGTACCCTAGTTAATTTAGGAAGACCAATTCTAATTGTAGATAATGAGTTACCACCACCATGAGATTGGTTTCTACCTATTCTATGAGTTCCTTGAGCAATAGTACTATTGGAAGTAGAGTCAACAGATTGATTATTAAATGCAGGTATTATAGTAGATGGTGAACCATAAACTGTATATGGAATAATGGTATTATTTGCCCCAAATGTGACATTATCCATTTTTGCCCATCCTACATGACCACTACCATACCTATCACCTGCATCAAACTCCATTTGTACAACTTGACCATGAACATTCAGGTAAACAACACTACCAGTTAAACCTGCTGCTGCTGCTTCTGCTGCTGAATCAGCAGGATTGTCAGCACTAGAACCTGCTATTGCTCCTGCTCCACCTTCTGCTGCTGCTTTATATTGATATTTGAATATTACTGCTCCACCTCCACCTTGACCACCAGAGGCATTAGGGGAGTTTGAAGAGTCTCCTGCTCCTCCACCTCCACCGCCACAAGATGCTCCACCTCCTCCAGCGTTCCATCTACTACTACCTAAATCTCCTCGTGAACCTCCGACAGGTCCACCTCCATTTGTTGCTAGAATACTACTTACGTTAGCACCATTTCCTCCAGTATACCAACCCGATCCACCATATCCAACCGCAGGACTATTATTACCGTCTCCATCACGTCCTCCACCTCCTCCACCACCTGTGAAGTAAGCAGCAGATCCATTACCACCATTAGCAGCACTACCATTATTAGTACCACCTCCTCCACCACCAGGAGCAAAATTTGTTCCACTTGCTCCAGCATTAGCGTTAGAGGTGGAGTTACCACCATGTCCTCCATATCCTCCTGTTCCAAATACTGCGTTAGTTCCACCATAAGAGTATGATGTACTACCACCTATTGTTCCTGTACCACCTGAAATATTTGTCGTACTATTATAATTTCCATTAATAGCACCAGTTCCTTGTCCACCTGTTGCTAAAAATGTTTGTCCACCTATTGTTACAGATGAGTTACCACCTGCACCCGCAGCAGATGAATTACCTGAACTTGCTTTACCACCTTGACCACCACTACCTACAGTTACAGAATAATTTCCACCAGTAAGAGGTACTTTAGCATAAACTAATCCACCACCTCCACCACCAGGAGATCCAGAGTTGGCACCACCGCCTCCTCCACCGCCACCGCCTCCAATTACCCAGACTTCAGCGTCACCACCATTACCAACAGAAAATGTATCACTACTGTAAAATGTATGAATCTTAAAATTACCAGTTGTAGTAACTGTACCACCTGTAGCAGTCATCCAGTTGGAAGTAGACCACTTTGACGTACCTCGTCCAATATAAAATTCAAAATTATTAAGATCTGTAGACCATCTAACACTACCACTAATAGGTACAGTAACCCTTGCTGCCTTATCACCTGCTGGCATAGGCATATACTGTTGGTTATTGACTCTCAGATCACCTTTTAACGATAATATAGAATGTCCATTAATCGTTGTTGTAAATGCAGGAGACAGACCTTGGATGTTCGCAACTCTTAGTTCTGTGACTGCCATTTATCGTATACTCCATGCTCCACCAGTTTCTACCGTGACAGTAAAACCGTTTGATATTGTTATAGGACCAGCACTCATTCCGTTGGCAAATTCATCACCAGCAGTAGGTCCAACTGTAATATTTTCTGCAATAGTTGTAGGATTTGTTCTGATAATACTATCAGTACCTAAAGCAGGACCACCACCAGATATAGCAGTCCATCCTGCTGATCCAGTACCATCATCTGCTTTGTAGATTTCAGCAGAATCACTATCAGTATTAAATCTTATAGTCCCAACAGAAATACCTGTAGGTCTCTGTGCTTGTGTACCAGCAGGAACCCTTAGAACACTATTAGTATTTAAAAAACTAAGTGTAGTAATAATTGCTTCTGTTGATGTGGAAATCTGATTTCCACTAATCCTTGAAATTGCCATGTGCCTCTAAGTCCTCCGTTATTATTTAGATAGGCAGTTCCAGAATATGAACTGTATCAGTTGCTAATGGTGCGTCTCCAGAATTAAATACTACGTTTGCACCGTTAGAGTCAACTGTATAGTTAGTACCTGCAATTTGTGCTACACCATTTAAGAATACCAAAAGTGAATCGTCAGTATGTTGTATGCCACCAGAATATGTTGTAACTGCAAATGTTAACTGAGATCCATTACCAGTATATGTTTTGGTAATGTACTTATCAGCAGAAACGCCACCTCTACCAGTAACAACTAAGTCACCATCAATTCTTACAGAACCATCGACATTAATTCGATATGTAGAATTAGGTGCAACACCAATACCAATATGTTGTTTATTAGTAAAGGTTTCAATATCAATCTGACCTGTATCAGTCAAACCAAACTCTTTCCATACTTGGTTATAATATATCCAACCAAGAGATTTACCTGGAGTCCAACTAATATTATAAACTAAGTCTCCATCAGCAGGAGTGTCATAACCAGTAATGTTAGAGAAGTCAGGTAATCCATTTGCATCTTCTGGTGCAAGTAATGTTTGCTTGATAACTGTTCCATCTTGGTTGTAATAAGATAATTTCTTCGCTTGTATATTATTAGTTGAAGTAACTAAACCTTGGAATGTAACAGGACCAGCAAATATAGATTCTAACTGGTTAGATGCTCCACCAATTACAGTTAACTTATCGGTTAATACCAACTCAGAGAAAGTCTCAATAGTTGTATTCTCTTCACCAACAACATTCAACTGTGCAATATCTTCATTAGTGATCTGACCTGTAACTGGGTTAATAACCTGATTACCAATAAACAGATCACCATTAGAGTTCAATCCTGAATAGAAAGCAACACCTGCTTCTTCTTTAATACTCTGTGAAAATCTAACTTGGTTCTGTGTAAGAGTTTCAACCTGTGTTTGAGGGAATGCAGTAGAATAGTTTCCTGGTCCGAAACCTAGATACTCAAACGTATGATTACCTGATCTAAGGATGGAGTGTCGTCTAAACTCAACATTAATAGGAGCGACAGTACCATCATTATTTTCTCTGATGTTGATCTTTCTTGCTTCTTCATCACCTGCACGTGCAGTTAATTGTATGTTAGAAAGTCTTGCGTTAACAGAATCATAGTTAGGTGTAGTACCTGGTTGTGTCCAACCTGTATCCTGCAATAAGAACTCAGTTGCTTCCTTAGTAATAGATCTCTTAGGATCTAAATTAGGAGTTGGTGTTGCACCATCAGTTGAATTAACTAATCCAATAGTTTGGTTGTCGGCAACTGAGACAGAAGCAACAGGGTCAGCAACAGGGTTGTCTCTGTCGAACGTTGGATAGACCTCGTTGACATTTTGAGAGAACTTTCTGTCATTAAAGTTTGAAGTTGTCGGAGCAATAGACGCACAAAGGAGTGTAAGGTAGTATATTCCATCTTTAACACCTCTTTCAAATGGTTGAACAACTTCAATATTATAAATGTAATAACACTTGTCTAACTTATAAGAAGTTGTATCACTATTCAACGGTTGCATTACATAACCAGAGATAGGATCTCTTGGTAATGGATTAGTCTTATCCTTATCAATTACATACCTTACACGATAAGTTCTATCATCCAAGTCTCTTGGGTCAGGTATTCTCTTAAGGAATGTAGTTGGTGTAAAGTTAACTGTATTGTAAGTAGTATTAGTTGAGAGTGTTGTATATATTGCGTTGTTAGTAGAACTTACAGATAGATACCAACCACCTACAGTATCAGCAACACCATTAATTGTATAAGTTGCACTATCATATTGTAATGGAGATCCAGCAGCACCAGCATCTATACCTGATACACTAGGTCCATATGGTGATATAAATGCAGATTGTACAGTTGCTTCGGATGCACCTTGAGCAACAAGTAAACAGTTAATTTTATCTGCTACAGCAGTATTTCCAGTACCATCTTGTCTAGCACCGATTGTATAACCCTGTACTCTAGTTGTTGGTGGTGATGTCTGAACTGTATATCCATAAAGGTACAATCTTGTTCCAGGAGTACCACCCTGACCTGCTAATGCAGCGTTAATTGTTTTAGTTCTTGGAATATCTATGTTAACCCAGTTAACAGATGTCTCTTCACCAAAGATAACATTACCGTTAACAGCAGCACTATTAACAGCAGATAAAGTTACAACTCTTGTATTTGTATTAACGTTACCAACTGTAGCTCCAGTTGCTATACCAGTACCAGTAACAGTCATACCTTCAACAACACCATTTATTGACCCATCATTTGTCAGAGTAATTGCTGATGCTCCACTAGCACCAGTAGCAGTAGTTGAAATAACATTAAGTGCTTTAGGTGGAATGATATGAGTTACAGCACCTGCTTTATCTTTTGAGAATGATTTTGCTTTAAATCCAGCAGATCTAAGTGCAATACTACCAAAGTTACTGTTAGAGTTAGTAATTGACATGTCAGCACCTTCAAGTGCTGTAAAGTGTCCTTGGAATCCAACAGCGAACACCGAGACCGCCTGTATAAACGCATCGTTAGATGCCATAATATGTCTGTGTCCCCATCCCTTACGGTATTCAGCGAAACCATCTAGGTGAGCACCATCTCCAGCAGTTGCTACATCATAACTACCAGTTGATTGATTATATCTTACAAATGCTCTGTCATCTTTCTGTAGTGATAGTCCAGTAAACTGAGCAACAACCATAGATTTGAAACCAGTTGACTTACTACCATCAGCGTGCATTCCATTCATACCCCACACACTTCTTAGTGATAGGTTAAATGCGTATGGTGATGCAGAGTCAACAGTATCAATCTCAGTCTTAACTGTTATGTTTGAACCTACAGCATTACCAGTTGGTTCAGATGACATTTGGTAAGTAAATACGTTACCAGATGCAGATGTTACAGTAAATGATCCGTTATAAATGGTAGCATCTAAATCAGACTGAGGACCAGTTGATCCAGTAACACCAGATACGTTGATGTTTACACCAACAGAGAATCCATGATCTCTTGGGTTATCAAATTCATCTACAGTAACAGCAGTTGCAGTTTGTCCGTTTCTTGTTATTTGTAATATTCTATATTCATCACTAATAGGACCAACAATTCTGTTCTCTTCAACTCTTGCCTGTATTTGGTCAGTTGCTGGATCACCAGATGTATCAGGAATAGTTGCAAATGCTTTAGATATCTTCTGATAATATATGTCTAAATCTGTTCTCTCTAAGATATTTGGTACAGCAGAATAATCTGCATTAGGTACGTTTCCTTGAGAAATAAGAGTTGATAATGGATTTAAACCATCAGCAAACTCAAAACATGTAAGTCTATTATGTGAGAACTTAGGTGCTAATGTTTCTACACTATCAGGTTTGAAATATACACCTTCTTCTGCACCATCAAAGAATGAGAATTGCCAGAAATAAGTACCACCAGTTACTTTGAAG